TTGGAGAGTGAAGCGAAACGGAAAGTGGACATGGGCACCTGCCCGTGTATACAGTGATAACGCAAAGACGACGATTGTATACAATTACGAGGAGGAAGAGGAATGATTTATGTTGTCTGTAAATCATGTGGAAGACACGATTTGGTCCCCAAATGTGTGAATGAAATGGAACTTTGTTTCAGATGCATTATGGATGTACTGCCTTATGACTAAATGTCATGTCTGTACGATCGTAGAGGAAATCTACGGATACACCGAAAGCGTAGTACCTTGGCTATGCCGGTGTAATGAGAAATCTGCACAATCTTCCTTACCGGTGAGGCATCACCGTAAAGTGCGGATTATGGGCGGAACGATACGCTGCCATTTTGGCTGCTGTAATCCTGAAGACGGCTTTGACGATTGTCTCTTCAGGGACGCCTGAACACGGACAACGAGGGACAACGATTTTAGGATGTCACTTTCGGTGGAAGGGCGAAGGAGATTGGAATCCGGGGCGGGTGTCACGGTGACAAGATTCGTAGGGAGGTCACAGAGTTTGACCGTTGGCGCAACGGGGGAAATTAATAATAACCCCCGGTATTACCAACGACGCATGGCCAAGAGAACTTACTCTGTCAAGCGGAAGTCTAAGGTGCAACCTGCACCATACAAATTGAATTATACAATTCCGAGTGGATCCAATACAACTTTTGTTGATTTGGCACGAGATATCTCTCGATTATCTCGACGATTCGTTCGTCAAGGAAATCTATTTGCGATTTCTAACGTGCGTGTTACTACTGCATCGGCGTCATCGCCTGCAGGTACAGGTGTATACATTTCTACAATGCAAAACACTTGGACCGTTTCCAATGCATGGCACAAATCTTTTGCCATGTGGAATAAGCAAGCAATGGAAGCAATCGAAGATGCTGGGGCGGAGAGTGCAGTTGCACGATTCCGTGATTTCAAAGTTTACATGGATGCTGATCATAAAGCGACAGGTAATCTTGACCCCGTGAATCTTGGTCCATTCTTGCCGGGACCATATCCTAACGCAGTTGTTACAGCACCAAGTCCTTTGGCTGCTGAGGATTGGGATTACAGCCGGATTGTTATTCCTAACGACGGCGCACCTGGTGTGACCAATGAATATACTTTGCATATGCATGGGTCTAACACCGGTTCATCAAAGGGAATGGCTCTTGGTTACCAAGAGTCTCGGGCTTTCCCGCAAAGTCCCGATCCAATCGCTCCACAAATCGAGGCCGGATGGATGTCCGAAATGTTCGATGTTGGAAGCGATAGTGGCGATGTTGTTGATCTTGCTCAATACAACAATCGACTCTTGCCTTATGACCAGACCGAATATCCCGGAGCGGATGGGAATTATGTTTTCCCTGAAAACAAGGCATGGTGTTTCAATCGAAGTACCACGGGAGTGAATACTTTCAATCTCGGTGGCATGGTTGCTCCATGCGGCCTGCTTCGTATTGACCAGTTGTATTCAGAAGGAAGCGAAACTCCACTCATTATTGAGATTGAGTTGCTTCCCGGTAACCAGAAAGGTTACCACCTTGTTAGAATGCAGGATATGTGATATTTATGGAACAAACTGCTGTCATTGAATCGGCTCAAGCCGGAACTGCAGCTGCACGTATTTTGTGCGCTGTAAAAGAGAACCGAATCGAGTTGATCGGTGTGATGATTTTGGCCCATCTTTTGGGACTTAGCGATAAAGTGATTTCACAAGTGAGCGGGATGTGCTTTTGATGGCTTACAAATATGGTAAGACTTTCAAGAAGGACGGAAAATTGGTTCGATACCGTTACACTGACGGTGAAAAATCGACCAAGAAACTTGTTGCTGTCAACAAGAAAAAGACTAACAAGCGACGAAAGAAGTGATTGTTATGTGTCCTAAATGTGGATCAACAAAGATGGATATTTACATCGTTGATGATTCAAATCCTAAACAACCCATTGTTCACTGTTGTTGTGAACTTTGTGGAACGGAGTGGGTTGAATGAGTTCATTTTTGAACGTAGGAGGTTCCCTTGTTGATTTGGGAACTAAATATCAATATTCTGAAGGAATATCGAAATCAGATCAGGTGTTTTACACTGAGGCTGAAAAACTTGTTGTTTCGAACGCTGCGGAATCTGTTGGACTTGATCCAGTAGAAGTCGCAGAGTCCGTGGCTCGAGTTTGAAGAGCTCGTCGAGCAATTCAACTAGCGATGACTTTAGCAGCGGTTGATGGACCACTCCCGATTGGCGATATGTTAGCCATTGGAGTGTTAGGCGTTTATGCCGGATATGAGATATACAAAACGGTCGATACCTTTGTATAGTCGTGTATACACCGTGTATACATGGCGAAACCATATTGGAGAGTGAAGCGAAACGGAAAGTGGACATGGGCACCTGCCCGTGTATACAGTGATAACGCAAAGACGACGATTGTATACAATTACGAGGAGGAAGA